AAGTGCATTAGATCATGCTAGTACTGGTATAAAATTCTTTCCAAATGATAAGATATACCTAGTGATATTATATGCTAGTATAAAATCTTTACAAAGTTCTCTATCTTCTGTAGATATTTCTACTTTCAGTTCTACTGCAGTATTACCAGCAACTCCAGCTCTTCCAGCTATATCTTCTCCTGGCGTTGCATCTACTAATGTTTTAATAGGCGTTCCTCCATCATACACACCTCCAGCTGTAGGTGGAATATCTGAAGAACTGACAGCCGCAATTACTACTGGTGCCGCTGGAACCGATGGAGATCAGCAGGATGTCAGCGATTGGTGGGAAGTCTTAGCTGATTATATAGAAGACTCAGAAGATATTGAATTAGCATCATCGCAGATACAGAAAATTTCTACTTATATACAAGCATACAGTCAAGCTATGCAAAATAAATTAAATGAATACAATGCTGCCAATGCAGAATACCAGGCATCTTTACAGAAAGGAATACAACAGGCACAATTAGATGCACAGGAAGCCCAAAAAGAAGCAGACCTTACCCTACAGGCATCACTTCAAGATTATACTTTAGAACTTCAAAAGTATTCATCTGACTTACAGAGATATCAAGCAACTATAGGAAGCGATGTTCAAACTTATCAACAGGAAATGGCTGAAAAATCAGCAGAATATCAATGGAAAGTTGCAAGACTGCAGGATTTAAAGCAGGAATACAATCAGGCATTTGCATCTTCCCAGCAACAAATAAGATAAATTATGGCAAATTCAACAAGGATGAGAATTAACAGCAGTGCTCAAGTCTTTCATAGGATAGGATCAGATGGAGATATGCCTGAACATGATGTAGCTACAAATGATACCGTTGCTCAAAACATGGGCGGCAGTGCCGATTTTCAGCTAGAAGGAGATGTAACAGTTGTTCATGTAGATGAGTCAAAAACACAAGATGCAACAGAGGCTGTGATAGGAGATACTACTTCAATAGCCGACTATATCTATATTAAGAATACTGGCTTTACTTCATCAGCAAAAACAACCACTACTACATCTGATTTAACTGTTGGCGTAGGAGGGGCTTTCGCAAGTGGAGGTTTTACCTTGTCTTCAGGAGAAGCAATAACACTGCATGGACTTGGTGCAGGAAGTAATCAACTAAGCGAATTTCAACTAGATTCTTCAAGTGGAGATATTTATGTTGAGATAAAGTACTTATAATGACACAAACACAAATAATCGAAATGGTCCAAATACATCATCCTGAGATGGGTGATACAGAGATACGTCTACATCTTAATAAAGCACTGGATGAATTCTGTGAAGGTACAAGAATACTAAAAGGTCAGCAGACATTTACTACTACAGCGAGCACACGCTACTATAAGCTTAATGATCTTGATGCAGATGGAAGCGAAACAGATCAACACAAGTTCATTGATGTTGGCAGAGTTGATTACAATAATTACCAGATATCCAGGCTGCAAGACCCGCCAGAGAAATATTCGAGTACGTAATGGCTACAAACGAAAGATCAAAAGCTTTAGAACATGTCTGGTGGATAGAGTATGCATCGGAGAAATCTACAGGATACCATGTTCCATCCCTTGCTCTAGCTAAGGTAACAACCGCTGATACCACTACAAGTTTTGGTACAGCTACATCAGGCAAGACTGTGAGGGTATACGGTTCTGTATATGATGAAAACTTTGTTGCTACTGGCACTGGTATTGCTCTTACAGAAGAGCCTAATATACCAAGTCAGTTTCATGAAGGATTAGCACATTATGTGATTATGAAAGGTTATGAAAATAAAATGTCAAAAGACCCCCAGGCTTTACAGAAGTCTGGATACTTCAGGAACTACTGGGAACTGTGCAAGAAAATGGGCACAGAATACGGTAACAGAAACTTTGATTCTACAGGGTTTAGCATTAAACCAGCAGACGGATTCTTAATGTAATATAAATAACAAGCTCATTCACGGATGGTCAATCCTTAGAGCAGGAGGCAAACATGGCAAAACTACATTCACTCACAGTACAGGAAGGCGTAAACGCAGGCGGCTCAGGTGGTCAATGGACCGTTAATGCTATAGCCACTCATGCTGGAACAGCAGAAGCAAATACAGTGCACTTAGATGTATCTGGTGCAGCACAGATCGGAGTCTTAGCTGCTGGAGAGCTTTATTTTAATTTCTCCAGTACAACAGAAGATGTTGAAACCGATAATGATCTTTATCTTCCAGCGAATACATTAGTATTTATAACAGTACCTAGAGGTATAGGCAATACAATATACTTCAATCACTTAGGTAAAGGTGCTGCATGTGCAACTAGAGTAGTGGAGGTTTAACATGATTGGTACATTTATAAGTTCAGAGTCTGGATTATCTTCGGGCGGTACAATATCTGGCGACCTGACCATTTCAGGTGATTTAACTGTAGAAGGTGGTGGAGGATTTTCATATTCAGAAGTATTAACTGGTGATATGAAGATTACCAATACAGCCGCAACTATTGGTCTTGAGATTGCTCAAAGCGGTGCGAAGGCGGCATTAAAGGTTGGTGTAACTACATCAACAGAAGCTGGTATTTTTATAGACCATAATACAAGTGGCAATGCTTTAAAAATAGATTCTGAAAGTGCAAATGCTAATGCTATTCATGTTGACGCTGATGTACTTTCAACTGGTGCGGCTATGCATATAACTTCAGCAGGTACAGCTTTAGCGAGTACAGCCGCAGGAGGGCTTGTAGAAATATTTCATACTGGTAATTCAACTTCTAATGTTAACAATCTATTATACGTCCATAATGACCACGCATCTTCTACTGGAACAACTGGTTTAAAGATTCAGCAAAATAGCACAGGCAGAGCAATAGACATTGATATAAATAATAGTGCTACAGCGGCATTTCTTGATAGTAAAGGTATTTACTTGGATTATGATAAGTCTGGTGTTGTTGCAGATGGTGTGACTTCAGCATTATATGGATTTGATTTAGATATAGACGATGCCGCAACTAATCATGCTAATGCTACAGTCACAATGACTGGTGGTAGGATTAATGTAACATCTGCTAATGCTCAAGGCACACTAAAGAATGTTGGTCTTGATGTAACAGTAAGCGGAGCAGATGAGAATGTTGCTGGTGTTTTTGCTAATGCCACATCAGCCCCGTGTTTAATTGTCGGCAGTTCAGATATAGATGATAGTACTGATGGATGGGGTGGCATGTTATTTGGTAGAGCAGAAACGACAGCGACATATAATAAGGCTGGTATTTTCTTTCAAAGAGATGGTAGTGATGGTCATCTTCGAGGAGATTTGATATTCGCAGTAGATGGTGGGGCTGACTCTGGAAACGCAACTATTACTGATGCTGTTATGAAACTCGATGCCAACTCCCGAATCTCGCTGAGTAATAATGATAGTGGTGGCACTGGTGGAGCAGATTCGACAAGTGGAAATACCACATTAGGATATTTAGCAGGAGAGGATATTGCATCTGGTAGCACTGGTAATACTCTTATTGGGCATGGTTCAGGAAAAAATATCACTACTGGTGACCAGAATGTAGCTATTGGTGGTTTAGCACTCGATGCACTTACTACTGGAGGTTTCAATACCGCTATTGGTTATTCTGCTTTAAGTTCGGTGGCTGAAGGAGAAAGAGGAAATATTGCCATCGGTCAATCTACTATGGCAAATTTTGATGAAGGAAACGGAACTGTTGACGATAATATTGCAATAGGTTATGAAGCTTTTATTGGTGCAGACGTATTATCAACTGGAAATTCTATAACTCATAATATAGCAATAGGAAAGAGTGCTCTTGCTGCAAGTGGGAATAATGCTCAATTAGGCACAGTTGCAATCGGTTCTTCTGCTCTCACAGCCCTCACAACTGGTTCTCAGAATACGGCTTTGGGGTATGAATCTGGTAAGGCACTTACAATAGGCAGATATAACACAGCTCTTGGATGGAGGGCATTGCTTGCAGAAGATGTAGGAGATAAATCAGTTGCTATTGGGAATAATTCACTTGGGAATCAAGAATCTACTGGTGATAATGATACTGCAGGCAATATTGGAATTGGATACAATGCTGGTTACAATAATGTTACTGGGAAAGATAATGTTTACATAGGATTAAATGCTGGTACTGGTGGTACAGGAAGCAATAGCGAAAATGTTGGAGTAGGTAAGGATGCGTTGCTGGATATTACAACAGGACTATCAAACACTTGTGTCGGAGCGTATGCAGGCGAATCTATTACTGATGGAGATTATAACGTATTCTTGGGTAGGCTTGCGGGGCAAGTCACTACTGGTGTACAATTTGCAATTGGTATAGGTAATAATGCTCTTGGTGATGGCAATGTGACAACTGCGGCAAACGGCACTATTGCCATCGGACATAATGCACTTACCTTACTCGAAGATGGTGGAAAAAATATCGCAATCGGATACGAATGTCTTGATGCTCAAACGGATGGCGAAAGAAATATTGGTATTGGATATGGAGCATTAACTGCTATGGATTCAGGTGAAGATGGAAATATTGGAATCGGATATTTAGCAGGAGATTCTGTAGATAATCCTTTATCTGTGGACAATGTTTATATTGGAGATGAAGCCGGTAGAGGTGGAACTGGAGCGGCTATTGGCAATATTGCTATAGGGGCTCATGCAATGGATGGTACTACAAGCAATGCACAAACTGGCACAATAGCCATCGGACATGAAGCTCTCACAGATAAGAACATAGCTATCGGTTACGGTGCGATGGACTTGTCATACATTGATGATACTCAAGATGCACTCACTGATAATAATATTTTTATAGGTTATGATTCTGGTGGGGGAGATTGGGCAACTGCTGGCTCTCATTCAAATGTAGCGGTTGGAAATACTACAATGGATGCCATTATGAATGGTGCTTTAAGAAATACTGCTCTTGGTCATGGTGCAATGAGTTCTCTGACGACTGGGGATGACAATGTCGTTATCGGAGCAGGGGCGGGTGGTATCCTTGCGAGAGGGATTCAGAATGTTTTTATCGGAGCAGGGACAGATTTAGCTACTGGGCAGGACGATGATAGTAATGTAATACTTATTGGTCATGATATTGACCTCCAAACAACCCACCCATCAACAAGTTCGAGTAATAAAGCATTTATTGGTAATGCTTCTGTAACTGATGTGTATATGTCACAGGATAGTGGGGCTACTGTTCATGCTGGAAATGTAGTAAGTAATTCTAATTACGCAGTTGAAGGATATTCTACTGGTAGAAATGTAATGAGAAGTGTGACTTTACGGTTGCAACCCGGTAGTACACCCAATACAAATATCAATGTTAGTGTCAATGATGATGTTAGTTTTAATAAACCTACAATAACAAATGCAAGCAATATGGCAAAAGATGCAACATCCAATAGTTTTAGTTTAAATGCGGCTGGAACGCTTATTACTATGGATATTACTGAGAATATTGTTGGTATAATTTCTCACTCAGTGAGAATCCATGATTTAAATAGTTCATCAACATCAGAATTGTATTGCCCCCACCCAAAAATTGCATCCAGTAATTTAACGATTGGAATTATGAAGCGTGGTACTCAAGGATATACAGATTGGACATCAATATTAGATTCAGGAGATATGTTGGATGTAATGATTTGTTTTATAACCTCAACTTGATAGGAGAAGAAAATGGCTTTAAGCAAAGAACAAAAAGTAGTTGGGATTGCAATACTTGAAGATGATTCAGTTAAGGTTTCAACTAAAGTAACCGTGAAAGATGGCGATGACGCAGTTGCTGAAAAGAACGATTACTATTTGCTTTCTAAATTGGATTCAGAAGGCGAAGCCACAGATATTAGTGGTGAAGATTCAAAAGTTCAAAGCGTATGTAATATTGCATGGGCTGAATAATTAACTAACACAAGGAGTCAATAATGGCTAAAGACAAAAAAGAAAAGCCAGTCTTGAACCTCGATGATAAAGAGTATGTAATCGAAGACATGACTGATGAACAGAAAGCAATGGTAAATCACATTAACGATTTACAGAACAAACAGAATACTAATCAGTTTATGGCTGACCAGTTAGCTGTTGGTAAAGAAGCGTTCATTAATATGCTTCGTGCATCGCTCACTGAAGAAGTAGAAGAGGTAGAAGCAGAAGCATGATTGTAAGAAGGTGTAGTCAGGGTCATCGAGTTAGGATTCATAGAAATACAACTCCGGGTGCAACTCGCACAAAAACTTATGCAGATGGGTCTACAGAGACTCTGACTTATCCTTCGTCTTATACATACTTTGTTGATGTAGATGGTGAGATAGAAAAGAGAAGTAATAGCTTTAAAACTATTGAAGAGTTCTATGTTGCTGAGTGTGCTAAGAAACATGGTGATGGACATGGCAGGCTGATAGTAGGAGGACATCATATAATCAATGGTGTCGCTACGTTACAAGCAGATTATCCTACTGATGCCAATACTAAGGCAGAAATAAAAGATTTCTATGATAAGCGTGGAGTTGCTTATGGTGGGAGTGAAACAAAAGCAAAGCTTCTTTCAAGAATAGTATATCAATATGATGGAGAAGGTCGTGCTGTGTCAAAACATATGAGTAAATAATATGAATAATCCTATTGCAAAAGTAGTTAACTGGCAACTGTCTACTGGACAGCTTGACCATTGGACTTCATATCATCTAGCTGCTGGCTTGTTTATAGCCAAGGTAGCACAGTGGTGTGGTGCATCTGATTTATGGGCAGTCCTATGGGTTGCTATTATTGGAGTATTGTGGGAAGTCTTTGAAGTCTATGTAGAAGGCACTGAAGAGACGTATGGTACAAAGAAACGATGGGCTTATAATACGTTTGCTGATTTAGTAGTTGAAATAGGTGCAGCCTGGTGGATGGTATTATGAAGAAAGTTATTATTATAGGCAATGTATCAACATCTTATCCTTGTAAAATAAAATATGTCTATGTCGAGAACAGAGATTAAATTATGGACAGTCTATATAGCTATCCTGTTTATTATTTTATTTCTTGTTAGTTTTTTCACAGGATGTGATAGCGGTTGGTCAATTATGGACTGGGAGGTTAAGTGAGTGAAAAGCCCGACACTGCAAGAAGTTATAGGGGTGCTGTTGTCGATGATAATGCTATTATTAGCATTAATCTCAAATGGTTGGGTCAGTTACTTGTTCTCGTTGCTATGCTTGTGTACGGCTATTGGCGTGTGGAGAGTAGATTGGGAGAGCTTGAAAATAAGATGCTTGCTGCTAATGAGCAGATTGGGGATTTGCTTGGCAAACATATCGTGGAGGAACGGATTGAACGAGAAGAGCTGGCAGAGAAAGTAAGTTTTTATGAAAAAGAATTTAATATTAACCCACTCAGTTGGGGTAAACGGAAGAAAAAGTAATGGAAGAATTTTTAGCATTATACGCAGAAGCTGGGATGATTGGCGTTGTTGGAGCAATGTTTGTCTTTATGGTCTATCAAAATGCTAAACGCAGTGAACAGCAGGCTGAATCTATACAGGAACTACAGGTTATCAACAAAGGTCAGGAAGAGACTTTAGAAAATATGGAAGGTATGATTATTAAACTTATTGATAGATGGAATAAGTCTGATGAAACCAGGGATAGAAGGTATGAAGATACCGTCAAAGAGATTAACGATCTGTCTGACGTGATGATGGAAGTTAAAGGACAAGTATCGAGAATAAACGGTAAATGATTATGGACAGTTTAAAAGTAACAACTATAAGTACTAGTTTAGGATTGGTTTACTGGACGGACATTATTTCAGGTGTCTTAATGTGTATAATGTTTCTAGCACAGATTTATTATTTATATTTAAAAACTAAAAAGATAAAGGAAAGTTAATATGAACATTAAATCAATGCTTATCAGGCTGGCTGAAGA